TCCTCACCTGATTGAAAAATACGAATACGATCTTTAGTGTGGTCTTGAACGTAACGTTTCCATTCATTAAGTGAACACATCAAATGCATAGATTTGAATTGTGTATCTTTTTGATGCAGTGCCTTGTCAAGTAAAAATTCAGATACAATGACATCTTCTGCATCTGTTGCTGCCATAAAAACTTGCTCATTACTCATCTTTGGATGATCCCATGTATAACTATTTAAACCAATTCTTTTATCTTTTTTAATTTGTCTAGATTGTAAAGAATTTCTACGTTTACCCATTCTATACAATATATCATCTAACGATCTTGAAGAATAAACACTCATTTTATTTGCTTACTATTATCTGCTACGTTCTTATCTTCTCGCAACTCAATGAAGGTCGGAAGAAATAAACTTTCTACGTTTCCGCCTTTATCTTGAATACGAGCATTATATTTAACTGTTGCAATTTTTCCTACTGTATAGTCTACTGTAAAAATATCTCTTTGTTCATCGGAATAACCTGAACCAACATTTACTCGAATAGCACCATCTGCTGATTCACAAATTAATGCACCAAGACGATTTTTATTCTTACCAGTACCTTTTTCCCAACCAACAATCATAAGATCACATTCAAGTTCTGCTTTGAATTTAACTTGATTCTTACTACGTTTATCTTCCCAAATACCATTCATTGACTTAAGAATAATACCTTCTTGTCCTTCGTCTAAGAATTTATTGAATAACTTATTTGCAGTATATTGATCTTCAACAGTTATTGTCTCAACTACATTGATAAGATGTCCGAGAGAAGATTTCTTCTTGAATTTATTAATATTTTTTACTAGATTACTAAAACGAGTCTTATAGGGAACAGTATACTTACCGCGAAGAAAAACATCCATGGGAATCATATCCCATAGTGTTGCGCGAACCATTTCACCTTCTTTTTTGGATTGCGTATTCTTAATTGCTTTAGTTAAAATACCATTTCCGGTCTTACGATCAAGCGATTTACCAGCTCCATCAACCACAAGAAGTTCACCATCAAATACGCAGTCAAGACCACACACTTCTGCCAACCCAACAAATGCCTCACCAAATAAATCTGAAGCGATATCCAATTGCCTGCCATTACGACTCCTAAATTCTATTTCTCCGTTGCGGATGATTGCGTTAAAGCGCATACCGTCCAATTTGAGCTGGACATATGCCGGGAATCCGATTTTGTCGACAAGCTTCTGTTCGAATCCAGAAGCCAACATGACGGGATACGTTTTAATGAGTCCGGGCCAGATTTTGTTAATGGTGGGTTCACCGACTCCGCATCGAAGGTCTTGTTTGATAATCCTTTCAATAACGCTGGCATCTTCTGCATTAAGTGACTCCAAAATAAATGTTAAATGATTAATAGCAGCATTGCCAGTTTTTTTACGAGTGGCAAATTCATTTTCAAGTTGATTCATTGCCCATGTTAAGGTCGGAACAGGAATATAAACTTTTGGATTATACTCAGGAATTTTTCTAATGTAGTAACTTATTAAAGGATCATATGCTAAACGAAATACATTCTTTAGAACATCATTACTAGCATGTTTTCTAAGAATTGATTCCTTCGCAAGACGAGAATTATCTGCAGCAAGGTCTTCAAGAATATTAAAAATGCTTTTCATATAATTTCAATTAAGAATAAAATACATTTGCCTGGTGTTCATTTTTAAATTTACGCTTGTAGGAGGTTTTGTTCTCCTCAATTCTAGGACGATACTTCGGTGTACGAAGATCTTTTGCTACAGGGTTACGTCGTTTTGCGGTTTTCATGTCTTTCTCCATTATTTCATAATTATAAATGAAAAAGATACCCGTGTCAACCGAAAGGTTATTTTATATGCTTATTTTTTAAGCATGAAATGGTTGTATTTCCGCATTTACACCAAAACTTACAGAACTGTATTCATGCGATTTAAGAATAATTTGTTGCTTGGCATTTTCTAGTTTGTCAAGATCATTAAAGACACCGACTATTTCAGTGTGTCTAACTCTATTAATCTTATCGTGCCATTTTGCCTCTAGAATGTACAATTGCCTCATGCTACTTTACTCATTGTTGTAGAATTAGTAATAGTCTGATACATGGATTCAAATTCTTCATGTTCCTCGACTTCTTGATTAAAATTTTGTTTATGATAAGTTTTAGTCATTCTGCGAAAAGTTTTCTTAGAAAGATTTTGTTGATCGCAAATATTTTTAATTGCTTCACGAATTAAATCTCGTTCAGCATCAATACGTGCCATGGAAGCACTAATTTCTTTCATACAATCTAAAATTGCCTTACGATCTGCGGGACTGCTTGGAATTGTCATAAAATATTTCCTATTAATTACGTTCAATGTCTTCTTCAATACATTCTTCGCCGTATTGAATTTCTACAATCTTTAAAGGGTTAGGTGTATTATTCCAAAGTTGATGCCAATTTTCTTTTGGAATAAATGTATGCTCCTGTGCCTTCAAAATTCTATGAGAATCATCTAATGATTTTACTGTTGCTTCTCCTTCGGTTACCATCCAAAATTCATTGCGTTTGAAATGTCTTTGCATACTAAGTTGATGCCAAGGTTCGACTGTAAGTTCTTTAACTTTAACACCTGGTACTTCATGTAATACTCTGTAGTATCCCCATCGTCTATTTGTTTTAGGTGCCTTCCATTCTTCAAGAATCCAACTGCTTGAATTCATTTTATTCGTGCCACCCACGCCAAACTCAAAAACTAAATTTGGGTCATCTATGTTCATCTCAGGAATGTTATCTTTAGTCCTATCCCCACCATTGGCAAAGATAATAGTATCATTGGGAAAAGTTTGTCTAAGAAGTTTAATTGCTAATCGAGAACTATTATCATCATCATTAAAGGAGATAACGTAATCCACCATCTTTAAATTTTGAATAATTTTACTACGTTCGAACCAAGGCATGAATGCTCTGCCCTTTTTCTGTGTAAGCCATTTATCAGAATTAATACCAACAATAAGTTTATCACCTAATTCTTTTGCTCGTTCAAAATATGTAATGTGGCCAGAATGTATTGGATCAAACCCTCCTGTAACTAAAACTATTTTCATTATCGCCTCATTGAAGAAATTGCCTTTGCTTCATCGTCACTAAAAATAGGCACAGCATTGCTTTTGTGCATTGTTCCAATTCCAATAATTTTTGTTCCAGTATACACAGGTGAAGCTTTCTTAGCAGCAACAGCTGCACCGGAATCATGACTGGGAATAAAGGGGGTTTCACGACCAGGCGGAGGCCCTAGTTTAAAGATAGAACGTGTTGAAGGACGAGATTTAATTACCTTCGCAGTACTATCTATTTGTTGTTTAAGTTTAGACCATTCTGCTTTGAGCTCTAAATCTTTACGTTTAGCCTCAGCAGATGCATATTTTTTTTTACTTTTTTTACTACCAATATCATTTAACCATGGACCAACTAATGACATAAACACTCCTCAAAATAAATCTTATTTTAATATAATATGTATTACTTGTCAAACCCTCTATATTTCCAATAATTAACCGCTCTTGAATCAAAAACTGGGTCTTTTGGTATCTGCGTGTGGTCCGCCCAAGTTCTAGTTGGTTCGGGCGGCGGTTTTTTCCCGAAGAACCACCGCATTACTTTACAACTGTTGCTATTTTTACTTTTGGCAAGGGGATATCCATTTCCTCTGATGGCTTAGGAGGCATTAAATCTGGATAAGCTTCTCGCACAATACTTTCCTTTAAAGATTTCCACTTAGTTTGCAATTTACGATCCTTGGCTAAGCATACTGCCTCAGCTTCAGACCAATGAATACCTTCTAGCATTTGAATAAACAATTGTTCTTTACGAATCTTATTTAAGTTAACAGATCTATCTAACCAAACGTAAAACCGCCTAAACTCTGCATACAAGTTTGTTTCAGAATAACCTGCAGGCAATTCTTTATTTTTCTTAAAAGGAGGTTCACCTTCGGGTAAATCCATTACTGCTCTTTCGTCGTAATTAATTTGAAGTAGTCCTCTTAGAACTGCGCTTTCATAATCTTTTAAAACTTTAATTTTGGCTTCTTTTGTTTTAGCTTTTTCAAACTCATCTAAAACCTGGGGTACTAGTGTTTTCATTAAAAATCCTCTATAAGCTCAAGCATGTTTTTCATTTTATTTTCAATAAAATAGTTTAACATTTTACTTTTATTTTTTACTGGACTTGATTCGAAATTATTAATAATTTCTTCTCTAAGATCATTGGGGATACATCTAAAATCAATCAATTGTTTATTACGATTAAATCTTTTTAAGAATTCATCATCTTTAGGCAATAGAGTTGGATCATTTAACCATTCCTCTAACTTTTTTGTTGACACTGATTTTTGTTTGATTCCATTGACGAAACAGTCGTCTGTTGAGAAAGCATTTGGAATTCCGTCTCCCTTATCACCGCGGATTGTATGTTCCAAAACATATCTTTCCGGCGTCGTGTTAGATTTAACATATTTTTTTTGAATTGGCGAAAACTGTTTGACATTCTTGTACCTCTGCAACTGAATAAAATCATGGTCGCCGGATATAACAAGAAAGGGTTTGGAATCCCCTTCCATAAAAGGATTTGTATTCATTAGATCATTTGTCTGAGACCATTCAGCTAAAACAGCAATGATGTCGTCTGCCTCAGCACCATGGACATTAATTACCTTGTACGGAAAGTTTAAATCGATTTCTTCTCTTATTTTACTAAGAGTTTCAAAAATTAATTTCCAATCAAATCCAGATGCTTCTCTAGCCTTTTTGCGACCTGCTTTATAAAAAGGAAATACTTCACGTCTCCAATATTTCATATTGTCACACGCAATAACTAAGTCACCAAATTCATTACCAAATTTTTGCTTGTACCCTCTAAGAGAATTGATAATCATATGTCTTAGTAAAGGCACATTCATTTCAACATCTGTTCTTCCACCTATTTCTGCCATTAAATTTGAAATGGCAGTTTGATTATAATCAACTACTATCATAATGATTCCTAATTAACCTGTGTATATTACATTTCCTGTATTAGGATCAGTATATGCATTAAGTTGTTGTTGTGCTTCTAATAAAGCTACATATGGTGCTAATTTATCTTTAACGGTATCTTTTAAAGTTAAGTTTAAAAAATTAGTGCCACATCCAGTTAATAAATTGTATACTATATTATTAATTTGAGAAGTTATAGCAGTCTTTAAAACTTTTCCATTCAAAATAGTTCTAAAATTAGTATTGAACTGATTTAATTCTGTTCTTAAATTGCTAATCTCACCCTGCAATCCAGTTATACCGGAAGCAGCAGATAATTTAGCAGTTAAAGCTTTTATTAGATCTCCTTTTTTCAATCCATCTAATAATTGATTAATGGAAATTAAATCCTCACTAGTTGAATTTGGATCGCAAACGTCACCAAGAATATCCATAATACTACAATCACCTGGTCCATTACCAACAGGTGATGCTTTTGTGACACCAGACAATATATTAGTATTTGCCTGAAAAGCTAGTAAAGTTGTCTTATAGTTTTGTAATTCTGTTTCTTCAGCCGAGCCAGGCGTAGCAGCAGCTAATTTGGTATCAACTACTGTGATTGCAGCATTTATAGCTACATTGGCTGGATTTTGAAAAAACTGATTGTTGACATCGTCAACAATGCTTTCTAAATCGTTTAAATAATTTCCTAACAATTTAATGGCATTGGTGACTGAATCAATAAAAGATTTTAATTCTTGAAGTTCTTTAGGAATTATTCCCTTTGATTGAACAATGGCAGGGGCGCCAGATATCTGTGCTAGGATGGATGGTCCGATTCTTGTTCCACCTATTTGTGATAAAATAATTCTGATCAATTGACAATAAGACAGCTTAAGTGCCATAGTATATCTCGATAAAATAATATATATTATCGAACTACTCGTATAATTAACATTTCTGCGTTCACTCTACCATTTACCTCGCCGCCTTTAGTTTTAATACCTTCCATAAACTTCCGAAGAGATACTTTACCAGCATTGAGTAATTCCTGAAGCTGTTCTGCAGGTTTTCTTAAAGTTTTTGTCTCGGAAATTTCCGGATCATAGTTCTGCAAAGATGAACCTTTAATCTGAAGACCTTGTCCTGAATCTGTACGATAAACTGATAGCTTACGATTCTTCGTATTGAATAGCCAGACTGCAGATGCGCCAATAATATCCATTGGATTAACTGAACTTACACTGAGTTCTTCATCTTTAGTCTTGTATTTTAGACTTTTAATCTGCTGTGCAGGAGTCTTTTGGCGAACAGTGCGAGGTTTACGATTAGCTTTCTTAAATGCGCCATATTTCTCGCAGTCTTGAATCATGGTAGCAAAAAACTTCGCAACATCTTTTTTGGATGTCTTGGTATAATGAGAAAAAGCTTCGTTTAACTGAGCATCCTTGCCTTCAGTGATTTCGATCCATTCGCGAAGTTTGTTCTTAGCCCACTCTTCAATCTTTGAAACATATACTTGAGGAATTTCCTTCGCTTTCATATCTGCATCTAATGAAAACTCAGTTCCTTCTGTTATATAGGCATCATATGCACCCTCTAAGGTGCCAATGTATGAAGAAATCTTCTCATTCATAACATTTTGGATAGATGGCTTATTAGAATTTATAACGGTATTTTGTACTTGAACAGAATTTACACTTTTTAGAATGTGAAGAATATAAGTATTGAAATTTTCTACATGAAAATCGCTTAGATTGGCTCCTCTGGATAGTAATCTCGCAATCCAACCATACGTTGGTCTAATTTCATTATCTTTTACTCTATCAAAGTCTTTTAAATCAATTACTCTGTTTTTCTTGATATATTCTCTGATGAATTTTCGAGCATCTGCTTTATTATTATCAATAGAATACCAATTCATTGCAGAAATAAATTTGGTAGTATAACCTTCTGTTCCAGCAACAATTGTTGTGGCATCTGGTTCAGCACCAACAACTACATTTTTTGGATTTACTACTTTTTCTGCTCTAGGCATTTATCACCTCAAAATTTATCATATCATTATTATAATGTAATTAGTTTTTCGTGTCAAGTCTATACTTTTCATCGATAATTGATAAAACTCGCCTATAATCTTTGGCATTACGAAATTTTAGTGCTGGCATTCCCATTGTGGTTTGAACATAGTCAAATTCTATCTGAGAATTTCCTAAAATACGCATTATTTCTTGTCGAGACCAATCATCGGATGGCCATATTTCATTGGTTTCATTATTTAATGTAATTTGTATTCTAGGAATGAACATTACAATGCTAATCCCTTTTCCACTAAAATTCTATTTACCACGTTTGATACTAAATCATCAAAAGATGGAGGAGGATCTAGATATCTAGATTCTTCCTGTACAAAACTAGGAGTTGGTTTCATATCAATGTCGCCGATATTGAGTTTAACCCAAGGGGGAGAGAAATTCTCAATGACAATTTTTTGAGTTTCAAACACATTTTGTACTTCATCTAGTCTAAATTCTAAAATACTGGCATCTATCCATGACATTACCTGTTCTTCAGTTAAATCGTCAAAGGGAGTATAAATTATATTGTCGTCAAATGGTACATCTATTACACAACTACCTGAAAAACTATTGTTGTTTTCAGTAACGGTTAATAAAAATTGTACCGCAATTACCTTTTTGATTAGATTTTCATCATTACTAGTTGTAACTAGATTTTGTATTTTATAAGATCGTTCCATTTTTATCCTATATCGAAGTTAAAGAAAACAAGGAATATTCGTTATCTGCATTTGTGATACTAATAGAAACTGCGCCTGCAAAACCATTGGTGCCAGAACCATTGGTGCCACCTGCCCCTCCCTGACCTGCAACAAGAATTTGTTGAAATGGTGAATCATTGGGAGGTGTTCTGCCTTCAGAATACGAGCTTCGTCTATTTCTGAAAGCATATTCAAAAGTACTTTGTCCTGTTATATTGTCTCTGACAAATGAAAGACCCTCCATCCCCCCTCCGCCAATTGTTTCAATATTGGTGTAGTTTATAGTATAACAGCTTCCATCTCCGTACAAATCATATACAAACGAAGGAGGGAGAAATCCAGGATTACCATAACCTCCGCCACCTCCTCCTGCGCCTCCGGTGTCTATGCCTATTCCGACAAGTTCATTTAAACAATTATCATTATAAAGTGCATCACAGAAATAGCCATTAACACCAAAGGGACAATTAAAAACGCCACCATAGACGCATCTAATGTATGTTTTGTAATAATAGGTGTAGAGGTCTGCTCCACCTACACCATTATATCCTTTACAAGAAGCAGTAGCCTCACAACAAGTGAATCCCGTGTGAAGTGTATAACCTGTATTAAGCGCGCTATTTCCGGTGCCGCTGTATCCGGCATAGTTTGCACTCCCTCCATATAAACCATAAGCTCCACCCCCGGCAACATTGCAACCTGCGGCTGCAAAGGTACCAGCAGATTGCGAATTATAGAATTGCCCGGCACCGCCTCCGCCTCCGCCTCCGCCGGCGGAAACAAGTAAATATCCAGTACCACCGCTACCATTAGGTAACCATTCTATTGCCGAACTACCTCCGCCTCCGCCGCCTCTTCCCGAAAATTTCGCTCTTCCAGGAAGACCACCTGTTCCCCCAGTAGCATATCCAGAACCCCCTGTTCCTGCTCCTCCACAATACCAAGGCCCAAGCGTCTGGGCAGCACCGCCCCCACCACCAGCACCCACAGTAAATCGAAGCGCTTGACTAGAGCAACAACTCACTACATAAAAAGTACTTTCAGTTTTAGCTCCGGCACCCCCAGCACCACCTGAGCAAATATCAGAACCACCGCCTCCTCCTCCACCTCCAACCACCACAGCTTTTATCCAAAAAAGACCAGCTCCAATGGTGTAAGTAGTAGTCCCAGCACTATTCAATACAAGATTACTGTAAAAGGGAAAAAAGGTACCATAATAATCAGAAAATTTAATGTTATTAGGTCTTGTACCAACAGCAATTCCTGTTACATTGGTCAATCCCGGTATTAATGTTCTTGAATATTTTAGATTGTAGTCGGTGGGTGATCCTAGTATTTTGAATGTCCCATAAGGAAGCTGATATGGAAACGATCCTGTACTCACTGTTGCACCATAACAATTGTGTGCCGCAGTTTTATCACCCAATCCATCCCAAATGGGTACACCTGTTAACATTCTACTCATATCTCTACCAGTAGTAAAGGAAACAGGTTTATGGTATGATGCGGCAAACCCAGCTGGAACCGTTGGTGTCTTTTGGTATTCGGTGTGTATGTGTGCTGATAAACTAATGGAACCAGATGTGGGTGCCGGCATCATTATCTCCTGTTTTTATTTTACATATTATTTATATTCCATATGTAGTCCACTTCGACACCAACAAGCTATTGATATTCTCGGCTATGGAAAATCCCCAATTGTAGTTATTCTCATAGGCAGTATCGTATTCTTCATCGGAATCAGCATCAATAAATCCACGGATTCTATCTGCAAAGTGATCGGCGAAATCCTTCTCATCAAGAAGATTTTCTAATTGAGTCATCTCGATGATCTCCCGCAACATTCTTACGTCCGAGGACCCATCAATGCAGTCCTCGATTTCCTCATCGGACAATAAACTATTAATTCTTAAGGTCAAATCGAATCTCCTTGATTGAATCATAACGAATTGATCGCCACTCCCCCAATTCAACGTCAGTAACACTAATGACGTTCGTATTCACTCTATTCCCAAGGCCACTGGTCTCGGCAATCATGTTTTCATTTAAAGTAGCTCTGATGACTCGTTCTGATTCATCACGCTTTGTAAACGTAATGGTCACGATACCATCACGTAGTAATCCACCCAACCATTCTTTAAACGTATTCTGTTCATCAACACTCATTTCAGCAAATTTCATAAGTAATCTCCATTAATCTGATCTAGTAAATAACCATAAACTCTATTGACATCTCCAGATTCCCAAATTTCCTGAGGAGTCAGCATATCAAACGCCTTGTTTCTCGAATACCACCATTGTTCCACCATTCTCTCACCAAGCAACGATCTTAGTATGGTATCACATCTGTCTTTTAATCTAACATCAGTCATCATTCAACTTCAAATCTAACGGCCCAATAAACCATAATTCGGTATCTATCTGATACCAACCCTCGCTTTCCAGTGCTTCGAATGAATTTTCTTCCCAAAGTTCGCTTAGACGTCTTTTTTCCGACGCAGAAATTTCCCCACTAAACTCAATATTCTCAAACCATCCATCATCCAAATAATTCAGATCAGCACTGAATTCATCATAAACATCAATGGATTCGTCTTCTTTTAATGAACGTAGAATCTCAACTTGTTCATCATTTAATGTAGCAAAGACAGATCCCCAACGAAATCCAATAGTAATACGAATTTCATTGTCATTCTTTTTGAATATCAGTACTTCTTCTACTGATTTCTTGTAAAGATTTTGAATTGTATAGTTTTCGGTCATGAACGTAATAATCCCGCAATGAATAAAATCACAATAATGCTTTGAACAGTAATGAGACTATACTTGCGCCAAACAATTGCTATAATCAACCATCCAAAATTACCTAAAAGAGAAACGTAAACATTAATAGGATAGTAGTTAATGGCAGTAAGATAGACTCCACAAATGAGAATGAGAGTAGAAATCCATTCAATTAAGAATAACGGTGTTAGTAGGCGTTTTAGCATGGATTTTCTGTACAAGATTTTTTTTGTTTTAAAGGAATTATAGACGTAGTAGACGTAGTAGACGTAGTAGACGTAGTATGCTCAGTGTTTATATAGAAGCTCTATAAGTACGATTTAGACTCGGATTTAGACTCGGATTTAGACTCGGATTTCTGTACAAGATTTTTCTGGAGAATTTTTCTGTGAGATAGTTTTTAAATTCATTAATGTTTATAATGAATGAATTGTCTTGGTGGCCGTTATAATTGAGGATTATTAGGGTATGAGACTCACCTTGCTTTTTCTTAGTCTGACCTTTTTTTAGTCTGATTCTTGTTGCTTTATACCAAAAAGCTAAAGAGCTAAAAAGCTAAACTATGCCAAATCCAGCCAAACCAGCACCGAGATTGCCCCAGCTGCAAACCAGAAGGAGTACCCAACCATCCGATCCCAAAACTCTTCCTGAGCCTCCCCCGGAAGGACTCGCTTACCCTCTCTCATGCTGCCTCCCCCATCCAACTCTGTACATCACCCAACGGCTTCATTCTACCGAGAAACTTTACATTGAAGGGGTGAAACTCTTGAAACTTCTTGGGTCCCATCTCAGCCTCAGCACGGCCCAGCATAGCGACCAGATACCTTATGATCTGAGCATCAGTGACTCCGTTTTCCCGCGCAGTCTGCACAGCGACGCTAATCTCTTTGCTAGCCTGCACTTCGCGATCAATGCTATTGCGTAAACTTGCTCTCATCTGCTTCTCTCCTTTGTTCTTTACCATAACCATAGTCTAACACCTTTTGATACCCGAGTCAAATGAAGGGTTTCTGCAGTGTTTGAGCAGCTTGTCGGCTAACTCGGCCCCGTACAGTAGCTGTAGCGTCTTCCACGTGGCCTCTAAGACACCGTAGTGCGCTCGATAGTCCCGATATAGACGCTTGAACTCCTCTTGGTCATCCCAGACGATGGCGTAGTCTTCTGCTTTGCC